CAGCAGGCCGTCTTGCAGAGCTTCGATTTCGTCGCGCGCCACTCGGAAGTTGCCGCGCACGCTTTCGGTTGTCGGGTTGCCTGAGATCGGCAGGGTGTCGTCGATTTGGCTCGCCATCGCGGTCACCCGCGCTCGCCGAAGGCGTTGACTTGCAGCGCCTCGTCCCAGATCGACTCGCCGCCGTCCCAGACCGAGTCGCCGCCATCCCACAACACCCCGATTCGGTAGGCAAATTGCAGAATTGTGTGCGCCGGCTTTAAGGGGTCGATCACGCATTCGAGCATGCGGTTGCCCCAGCGCCGCAGCGCCTCGCCGGCGGTCGACCGCCCGGCGCGGAACTTCCACAGCGTGTAGAGTGCCGCGGTGATCCGCCAGGTATAGAGCCAGTCGATGCCGTTGACCGGATCGCCCGCCCGGTTGCGCCCGGCGCGGAAGGCAAAGAACTCGGTGATCGTGATGTCAAAGCCGAGCGCCTTCGCGACCGCGATGTAATAGGCCCGCGACTGGCCGCCGCGCGTCGCCAGCTTGGCGAGCACCACGGCGCGGCGTTCCTGCAACCCGGTCAAGGGCGGCTCGATGCAGGGGTCGGGCAGCCCGCAGACCCGCTCCCAGTCGCTCAAGGTTTCGAGCGCCGAGCCGGGGTAGCTTTCGTTCAAGAGATCGCAGTCACGGCGATGCACCCGGGCGAACTCAACGGCCAACCCGGCAAAGGTACGCATCAAGACGGTGTCGGGGTCGCGCGGCCAGGCCCAGCCTGTTGGCAGCAAGTCGGCGACAAACTGGGCATAGTCCTCGGATGTGAAGCCGCAAACCGGTTGCGGCTCGCACTCGGGGACGATGTTGCGATCGAACTCTACCCTCATTGATAGGCGACCTCGCCGAGGGCGACGATTTCACCCGCCTCGACATCGACTTGCGCCGCCGGGCTGGCCAGCACAAACCGGCGCACCCCAGGGGTGAAGGCGATCGCCGCTGACCATTGCGAGAGAAAGATCGACCCGCCGGGCTCACCTTCTTGCAGCAGCATCTGCAAGAGCCCCTCGGCGATCATGTTGCGGATCTCGGGGGTGTCGGGTTCGAGGCCGGCGATCGTCACGTCGACCGGGTGGGCGACCGGCGCATAGACCAAGACCCGCGCCGTCACCGGCCGCACCGGGTCGATATGCGCCGCGACCAGCGCCGCATCGGCTTCGGTTGGGATACCGGCCCCGGCCGGGTTGTTCGCGCGCACCTCGTCCATCATGAAGCGCACCGTCACCGAGCCGGCGCCGCTTTGCAGCGGGTAGCACCAGGCGCGGGTGACGCCGGGGACTTCGAGCGTCCAGCGGACATAGTCGAAGGCCGCCCCGCCATGCGGCGGCTGGCGGATGCGCATCAGCACCGCCTGCAACAGCAAGGCGTCGCTCTGTTGATCGGAGCCGCCGGCGAGGCCCGGATATTCGACAGTGCCCTCGACCGCGACCCCGGCCGCAGTCGTGCTCAACCGGAGCACCGCACCGGGATCGGCGTTGCCGTCGCGGCTGGGCTCGTCCGCCTGCACAAAGAGGACGATTTGCCCGTCATGTTCCGAGCCGCCCGCGTCGGCATGGTAGCGCACGCCGTCGCCGCGCTGCATCAGCGCCCCGGCCGGGACTTGCGCGTTTGCCTGCGCCGGCCAGACGACGCGGCCGGCGGCGGCGGTCGCGGGATAGCGCTGCACCCCCCAGATCGACGCCCAGCGATCGAGAAACTCGGTTTCGGCGGTGTCGGGGAAGAGTTGTCGAAACGACCAGTCGAGCCGGCCATAGAGCAGGTGCGTGGTCCCCGCCTCGACTTCCGAAAAGGCGCGCAGGTTGCTGACCCGCAATCGCGCGTCGGCGCCCGGCAATTTGTTGATCAGGTCGTCAGCGATACGGGCGCGCAGCGCGTCGAGAAGGGGCCGTTCGAAGGGCATTAGCGCACCGGCTGCATGTTCTGGGCCCAGGCCCAACTGAACCGGCGCGACAGCAATTGCGCGCCGTCGCGATTGATCGCGACCGAGATATCGAGGCGGCCGGGGGTCTGTTCATTCCATTCGGCGGCGATGGCGATGTCGTCGGCGACTTCGTCCTCGAGCATCCAGGCCAAGGCCTCGCGCGTATAGTCTTCGGCGCGCAGCCTCACCGAGTTGAGCTGCTTTTCGCGCGACAGCAACCACAGCCGCGAACCAATCGGCCCGATGTTGCTGGTGCCGAGGGCGCGGTTGCCGAGATCGGCACTCCAATCGGCCCACCAGCCGCGACGGTCGCTGTCGCTGGGGTCGGGCAACGGATCATCGGCCAGCGCCAGGCGGTCGGTGAACAACGATAAGATCACCGCGGTTTCGAGATCGCGGCCCGCGGCGAGATCGGTGCGGGCGAGCATCCAGTCGCCGGTCAGAGCCCAAGGATCCCAGGTGGTCAGAATGTCGCTCATGATTCACCGCCCCCGACGCCGCCGCCCGGCGCGTTGACGCTGCCGGTTGCGTTGAGGCTGCCGTCGAGTTCGATGTCGCCCTTGATGGCGATTTCAGGCGCTTCGATTTCGAGCTTGTCGGCCTTGATGGTGACCACTTCCTCGGCGGTGATGATCAAGGTCTTGGTCGTGATTTCGATAATGTTGTCGCGGCGAAGGACGATCGAGTCGCCCTCGTTGGTGTAGATCGCGACCTCGCCGGCGGCGAGCCCGGTAAAGCGCGAAGCACGGTCATCGGTGCCGACCACCACACCGTGATCGCGGCCGCCGCCGACAAACACGACGATGACCTCGCTGTCGGCCGGCGCGTTCGAGGAAAACCCGTAATTCTGAAAGCGCTCGACCGCGGTCTTGGCCTCGTCGCGCAATAGCGAGACCTGCTGCAATTGCATGCCGTTGTCGTCGTCGGTCGTCGCCAGGACGCCGCGGCAGATCATGTTCATGACCCGACGATGAGTGGCGCGCGCTTCGCTCATGATGTCCCCACCACGTCGCGCCACGGATCGGCCGCACCGCCTTTGCCTTTGCCCTTGCCCTTGGCGCCAGTGCCTGATTTGGCCGCCTTTTTCTCGCGTTTACCCTTGCGTTTGGCCTCGGGCAGAAAGGCGTCGGGCAAGGTCAGGTTCAACTGGGTCGAGGCCCCGCCGTCGTCATAGGTGAAGGTGGTTTCGGCGACGATCAGTTCGCGATCGAGCGCCAGCCACGGGCTGACGACCCAAGTCATCTCGTTGGTCGCCCACAGCCGGCCGTCCTCTTGGCGCCAGCCGTTAGCGGTGACCGTGGCGCGCACCGCCCGCGCCAGGCGCCGGCGCATCTCCCAGTCGGCGCGCTTCGCGGCCATCGCGTCATCGGTCTGCGCTTCGGCGACGATCAGATGCGGGCGATAGCGGGTGATGCCCGGATCGCGCACCGTGCCGCTGATCTGGGTCAAGGTCTTGGGCGCGGTCTTTTTGCTGGCCCCGGCGCGCGCCAGCATCATCTGCGCGCGATAGCGCTGGGCAATGTTGGGGATGAATCTCAGCCGGCGGAGCGCTTCGCGCGTCGTCGGCTCGACTTCGCCCCAATCGTCGCCGACGCCGCTGCCGCCACCGTCGCGGGTACGGTTGCCCGGTCGCTGGGCCTTGACAACGTATTCGGAGAAACGCTGCGAATTATCGAGGTTGGCGTTGGCCGAAAGGATGTTGACGCCGTGATGAAGGGCGGTGGAAGCCTGACCGGAGCCGGCGCGCGTGAGGACCAGGCGGCCCAGCGCATCATCAGTGACGAGAAGCTCCTGCAGACGCGACAGCCGTTCGACGAGAGCAAAGCAGGTCTCCCCTTGCTGGACCTGGACTTCGGGTTCGGGCGGGCCTTCCTGTTCGACGACGACTTCGATGCCGAAGGGCTGCGCCAAGGTGCGGGCGATAGCCCCGACCGTCATGCCCTTGAACTGGCCGCCGTCGACCATCACCGAACTATCGACAAAGTCGCAGGTCTTGGAACGGCCGGAGAGCCGGACTTCGTGACTATTGGCGTCGTAGCTCGGCCGGTAGGCGTCGACATAGCCAGTCAAGACGAGTTCGTCTTCGAAGCGGATTTCGCAGCTCTCGCCCGGCTGGATCTGCCAGATGTTCTCTTCGAGCGACCAACGCTCGCTGACCGACAAGTCGAAATCGGCGGTAGCGCGTTCGAGCCCGCGGGTGACGCGCAGGCTTTTCCAGCCGCTGTAGACCTCGCCCGAGACCAGCAATTCAAATGGAATTCCATTGTTTCGGGCGTCGCTCATAGCCTGCCCCTGGCCTGAACAGGGGCGGCCAGCACTCGCCCGGTACGCGGCAGAAACGCCGGGGTGCGGGCAGCAACCCGGGTGACGATCTCGAGATCGCGGTCGCTGTCCTGATAGAGCCGCCAGGAAAGCGTCAGGGCATTGACCGTCTCGGCGGTGCGATAGGTGACGAGCGGGTTGAGGTTCGCCGCGCGCGCGTGGATCATCCGGGTGATCGCCGCTCGCAATTCAGCGAGTGCGCCAAAGATGTCGTCCTCTCCGGCATCGGCGGCGGCGTGCTCGACCCGGACAAAGGCGGCGGCGATCTTGTCGCGCATCAGGATCGCCTGGTCGTAATTGTCCAAGGTCATGCCGGTAACGGCATAGCCGATCTCGCGCAGCGCCAGTTGCCGAACAAAGGCTTCAAGTGCCACGGCGTTGGCGGCGCGGCGCAACGGCAATGGCAGGGCCGACGCGGCGGCTCGCGGTTCAATCGACTGTAGATCGCCGAACCCCGCCGCAAAGCCGCCCGATCCGCGCGGCGTGCCCGCACGCCAATCGGTCATGGTCAACATCGCGGCGACGACCGGGCCGGCGTCGCCGGCATTGGTAAAGGCGGCAAAGGCGCTGTCGAGCGCGCTGGCGAGCGCTGGCGGCGTCGCCACCAGGCTCGCGGCGCTGGTGGAAAGATAGTCGAGGCCCGACACCAGCGGGCCTTGCGGATAGCCCGAGGCCGGCAGGCGCAACTGGTTGAGCCCGTCGCCGAGGTTGCGCACGTCGTCCGCCGCCGCACCGGCCACCCAGGGACCAGCTCCGGCGATCGAGAATGACGAGGCGAATTGACCGGGCGCGACCTCGCTGAGCCCGTCGGCGGCGTATTCGCAGGCCAGGTTCGGATCGGTCGCCTGCGACGGCTCTTGCAGTTGGCCCGCTTCGGCGAATTCAAAGGTGAGGGTGCAGATGCGCCCACGTTCGCGCTCTTCGGTAAAGCTGACCGAGCGGCAAGCCGCCTGCACCGCGCCGAACGTTGGGTGCACCAGCTCGCCGGGGCCGGCCATCTCGCAGGCTTGGAGCAGCCGGTCGCGCTCGGCGACATAGCGGTCGCCCAGCACATAGCCGGTAAACCGCCACACCCGCTGACTGCGGCCGAGATCCTCGGCATAAGGAGTATCGCGACCGGGATATTCGTGATCGGCCCAGCGCCGGCCATATTCGCCGCTCGCTTCGTCGACAAAGAACGAGGCGCCGCGAAAACTCGCCCGCCGCAATTGCGCGCGCCAGCCGAGCATGTCAGGCGAGCCCCAGGGCTGGTTCCATCGAGTGGCCGATATCGACTTCGGAACGAACATTGCCGGCGCCGCGCGTGCGCTCGCTGGTCAAACTGGCGCGCAGGTCGGGCGACATATCGACTTTCAGTCGCTGCTCGATTTCGCTGCGTTGGGGGGGTGCCGCCGCCGTTGCCACAGCATTCTGTTGCAGCAGATTTGGCCCCGGCGCGGCTGCTGCCGCCAGGGCGGGCAATCCTGGTGCAGCCGCCGGCGTCGCGCCGCCGAACAGTTTCTCGCCAACCCGACCGGGCAAGCTGAACACGTTGCCGATCGCATCGGTGACCTGGCGCAATCCAGGGATGGCGTCGATCATGCCGTTGATCAGGCCCTTTAGCAGCCGGCCGCCGATGTCGAAGAAATTGCGCACGAGACTGTCGAAAAACCCAACGATCGCCAAAACAATGGCGCCCCAGTCGAGGCCGATCAGCCATTTGCCGAGCTCGAACGTCGCCTTCAACGTGCCGAGGATGGCCAATGCCACGAGCCGGCCCGCGGTCTGGCCCACCGTCTCCCAATCGAGCCCGGCGAGCCATTCGAGAAGGTTCATCGCGGCCTTGAGCGCGCCGACGATCGCCTGGCCCAACACACGCCCGGCGGTTTCGCCGAGTGTTCCCCAATCGATGTCGACAAGTTGGTCGCCGAGCCATTGGCCAAGCGAGAGGACGCCGCGCCAGGCCGCCGCGTAGGCTTGCCCGAGCGCTTGGCCGGCGGTAGCACCGAGCGCCGCCCAGTCGATGTTGGCGAACCCGTCGCGAAGCCAGTCGTAAACCCCGGTAAAGGCGGTTTTGAGCGCATCGCCGATCGCGATAAAGCCGGCCGTCGCTCCGCCGGTCTCGAATGCCGTCTTGATGTTGGCGGCACTGATTTGCGCCCAATCCTTGACCGCAGCGCCAGCGCGGCCGAAGACGCCCTTGATCGTTTCGAATTGTTGCTTGAACCAGGGGCCGATCTTGTCCCAGTTCCGATAGATCAGAAAGGCGCCGGCGGCGAGCGCGACGATCGCCAAGGTCAGCGGGTTGAACGCCAGCGCGCTCAGCGCCAGTTTGCCGATCGCAGCACCAATCCCCAGCACCGATTTGATCAGGCCGGCGTTCATTACCGCGACGAGCGCGATGATCGCATTTTCCCAGCCGCCGATGAGCCCGACGCCCCATTGGAGCCAGCCGAAAAGCGCCGCCCAATTGATCTGTTTCATGGCGGTGTAGAGCGTCTTGAAGACGCCCCCGAGAACGCGGATCGCACCGTTGATGTTGATACGCAGCCATTCGCGATTGGCAACGAGCCACTCGGTGAATTCCTTGACGAGCGGCGTGATGATCGGCACGAGTTCGGCGCCGATCACGTTTCTGAGCCCGGTGAAGGCCAAATTCATGTCACGAAAGGCTTTGTTCGCTTCCTCCGCGCGCGCGATTTCCTCTGGCGGAATGATTATGCCGAGGCGCCGCGCTTCGTCGACGAGCGCGGCGATGCCATCCTTGCCCTTGGCCAAGAACGGGATCAGCTCCTGGCCGGCCTTGCCAAACAGCGCGATCGCCATGCGCGCCCGCAACACCGGATTTTCGTTCTTTTTGAAGCCCTCGGCGATCGCCGGCAGGATCTGTTCGAGGTTGCCTTCCTTGATCTGTTTGGCGCCAACCCCGAATTTGCCGAGCAGCGTCGCGGTGGACGCCACCTTTTTGCCGCCGGCGCTGACTGTGGCCAGGGTCTTTTGCAGTTGCTTCAATGCGGTGTCGGCAGTCTCCGCGCTGCCGGCGGCATAGCGAAACCCTTGCAATGCGTCGGTTGAAATGCCGAGCCGGCGAGACGCCTTGCCGACGCTGGCCGCGGTCGAAATGTAGTCTTTCATCGCGGCGATGGCGCCGCCGATACCGGCAACCCCGGCGATGGCACCGATTGGTGCGAGAAATCCCTTGATCTGCCCGCCCAGCCGGGCCGCCGCCCCGCCGACATTGCGGAGATTCTGCGCCATCCCGCCAAAAGCGCCGGCGGTGCCGAGACGCACAAATGATGCAACGGCGCTGGTTGCCGCTTGCGCCGCGCGGCCGATCGCCCCTTGAATGGCGCGGATCGGCCCCGAGGCCTGGTCGACGACGCGCGCGACGGCGCTGATGTCGATCTTGTCAGCCACGGCACTCACTGCGGCTGGCGCGCAATCTCCTCGAGGATGCGGCTGGTTTGCGCTTCATAGAGCAGCAATTCGTCAAAGCGCAGGCTCAGGGCGCGGGCAGGGTCCCATTTCCAGACCCAGGCAAGATTGAAGCACCGCTCGACGATGTCGGGACCGACTGGCCGAAAAAACTAAACACCGCGTTCATGCATTCCATCCAGTCGGCAAGGTTCAGTTGCACCGCCGACCCTCTGGGAATGTTCCCGAGCCGCGCGATCATCGCAGTGATCGCCGGGCCTTCCGGCAGGATTGACACCTCGTTGTCGGCGCCGGTGAAAAAACGGAACGGAAAACCGCAGGCAGCAACGTCGCCGCCATTGGGCTCGCGGATGTCAAGTTGTGTGACCTCGGCGCCGTGCGCCTGGATCGGCTTTGTCAGGTGGATGATCAATTCATCAGCTCCTCGCCGGCCATGCCCTCCCAGCGCACCGTCGCCTGGCCGTCGGCGGCATTGAATTCGCGCGCGGTCGAAGTCCAGGCGTTGCGCAGGATGTATTGCTTGCCGTTGGCCAGCTCGGCGGTGACCGTGACATCGGTCATGCGCTGGATGCTGACCAAGGACAGCCGGCCAATATCGCTAAAATCGCCCTCGATCCACGGCACCCGCGGGCGCTCGATGTAGCCGTGGATGCCGTCTTGACCGGGCACACCCTCGCGCTCGATGGTGTCGATCGAGACCGTCAAATTGCCGCGCAACGGGTATTGCCGGCCATCGACATAGACGTAGGCGACGCCGGCGATGCGGTTGCTGGGCATCAGTCAAATCTCCTTCAATGAAGCAGATCAGGCGGCGAGTGCCGCGGTGGCGGCGGCCGAATAGTTCAGCCGGAACTCGACCAGCATCGCGAAGATGCGCAACTGGTTGACGAGGTCCGGCGGCAGCAGCACGTTGACCCGGTTGGGATCGACCGGATCGCGCTCGACGATCAAGAAGGCCTTGAAGGCGTCCATGTTCTCGACGATCCCCATCGCGATCAGTTCGGAGTAGGCGGCGACGAGCTCGGCGCGAATGATGCGCGGGGTGACGATCGCCTGGCCGAGGCCGAACGGGGTCCCGTCATCGGCGAGCTTGTGGCGCGGGAACTTCTGCAGGATGCGGTTGCGCAAAAACCGGATGATGTAAGTCAGCGTCGCCGGGGTCTGGACATCGAGCCAGGAAGGGTCGGGCTGGTTCCAGACATTGACCCGGTACGTCGTCACGCAGCGCTGGATCGCCGCCGCACCGCCCGACTCCATCTCGGTCGCCACGCCCGAATAGAGGAGCGTGTTGCTATCGCCGAGGCGGAAGCGATAACCGCGCTTCGGCGCCATGACCCCGACCATCGCCAAGGTCTGCAACGGCCGCGGCGGGTCGTTGCGCAAGGAACCGGCAGCCTGCGCGCAGAGCGCAGCGGCGCGGCGCCAACTGACCGTCGGCGAATGGGCAAAACCCAAAACCGAAGCATGCGGGTCGTTGCGGGTGCGGCCGAACTCGACCAGGCCCTGCAGATCGCCCATGCGGGCCGAAAAGACATGGCCGTAAATCTGCCGGCTCCACGCCCAGCGGCCGGTGACATCGTTCAGTTCTTCGCTCAAGAGGTCGAGCGAGGCGCCGTCGGTATAGGGGTTGCAGATGAAGTCGTATTCCTCGTCGCCCATCGCTGCGATGACGGGACGCAGATCGGGCAATCCGGCGCCGCCCGCGAAATTGCCTCCGTTGCCATTGCCGTTGCCATTTCCGCCGGTGACGCTGACGCCGCGCGGGATGCTTTCGCCGCCGGCGACGCCGCGAAAGTTCCAGGTGCGCAGCAATTCGTTGCCGATCGCCCCTCTGTTGCGGGCGGTATAGGTGACGGCGGCGCTGCCGTCGGCACGCGGTGCTGCCCGGCGCGTTGCGCGCGCCCCGCCGCCTGTTGCACCCGCAGCCGGCGGCAGTTGCGTCGAATTCGGTTGCGGCGAAGTAATCGCCGGCGCCGGTGCGGCCGATGCCTTGCCGCCATCGCCAAGGGCGGCGGTCACCAGGCTGAACGGCTCGGCGTTGACCGCTTCGACGATCTTTTGCGCGATTGTCGCAGCGTCGTCGCCGGCGGCGACAGTAATCGCATAGCGGTCACCGCCGATGTAGAGCCCCATCGTCGCCGGTGCGGTCGCGACGCCAGTGAATGTATCGGTCAACGCCGCCGCGGTCGCCGCCTCGGGGGTGAGTTGCGGGATCGCCCAGACCGTGCCGAAATTGTCGTTGCGCCGATAGGAGGCGATCATGTCGGCGATGATGCTGCCGGCGCCAAACAGCCCATAAGCCTGCTGCGCATCGGTGACGAGCACCGGCTCCAACGGTTCCGCCCGCCCGCTCTCCAGCATCGGTCCGATGATCAATGCCGGCTGCAGCATTTGCAGGTAGGCGGCCTCGCGGTTCGACATTTCGGCATAGAACAGCGGGACGCGGATGTTGCTGGGGATGCGTTCGAACGAGACCGGCATGCCTCAATCCTTTTGCTTGGACGGTACAAGAAAATCGGCCGAGACTTCGATGCGGCCGTCGGGGCCGGGATAGCGGATGTTCGGGTCGGTCGCCGGGCGGATCACATCGACATCGACATGCAGATGCTCGAGCATGTCGGGGATCACCGGCTCGTAGTATTCGCTGACCTGCAAGGCGAAGGTCAGGGTGGCGATCGTGGTGCGGCTTTCGCCCTCGACGTTGCGCTCGATCTCGGTGTCGATCGACAGCACCCGCTCGAACAGCACCAGCCATTTTGGATCGCAGAGGAGTCGACTCTTGGCCGCTTCGCATAAAGCATCGACGTGCTCGGCACTGCGGGCATCGGTGATGTCCTCGGCGACGAGCTGGACAACGAGTGTCGTCGTCGCTAGAAAATCCGGGATGCTGATCGACCGGCCCTGTGCCGAGGAGCTGGTGTAGACGCGCACCGCCGGCAGCATCTCGCGGCGGGTTTGCGACTGGCGCGAGTCGAAAATCTGGCGGAACGGCAATTCGGCGAGCCGTTCGACGGTGTGTTGCCGGAGCTGGGCGACATTCGTCATCGCCCGCGACGCTAGGCCAAACCGAATGGCCGAAAATCAGGAATAAATTGCCGCGGAGTTTATAGTTTTTACCATCGCACCGGAGGACGAGGCACAGCTATCGACCCAGAGCGAGACGAGACTGTCAGGCTGGTAGGGCTCGGTTTGGATATAGCTTTCGACCCGTTGCGGCCGTTCGCTTATATTGGCGGGTGACGGCGGCCCACACCCCTTTGCGGACCGTTACGCCCACCCGGCGCGCTCGGGCTAATGCCAATATGTGATAATGTCTTATTGCTTTAATTCTTTAATTAGCTCCCTCAAGGCTATTTGAATATCATCTGGCATTCCATCCAATAAATTATAGATGTCTTTTTCTGCTTCTGCGAGAACGCTGCCCACACGCTGAACCAAGTCCGATTTGGTGGCAAAATCGGAGGATACCGCACTAGAAAAAAAGGTGACTATAGCGGTGGCTCCGGCTATGACTAGATTGCGTACTGTATGGACTCCACGCGCGGTAGCCTTTTCCCCCTGGAATCGACCACGGAAGGCTGCGTCGAGCACGCCCAGTGTAGCCTCAGCGTCTAAATCTGAAACTAGGTCTTTTTGTCTCGAAACTTTTATGATTGATACCGCCGGCTCAAGCAGTTCAGGACGTTTAAGAAAAGACCCGCACTCGTCATCAAGTTCACGAATTGTGGGAAATCGGCGCAACCAAGGCGCAGCGGTGCGAATTAATGCCCGGAGCTCCCTCCGCACCTCTGGATCAAGAGGATCGGCTGCTGAATCGATTGCCTTCTGTAACTCATTATCCTGCTCAAGGAACGAAGCCAGCTCCAAAAGAGCATCATATGCATTACCTAAGTTCTCCGGAATTTCCGCAGCATCCACGTTTACAGCTGCAAAAAATCGCGTTGCTGCCCCGCCGAACCCCCCCCACCCGATCGCGTTATTTAGGCGGACGGCAACCGGTACAAATTCATTAGCCTTTCTTCTTATATTTTCTAGTAGCTGGACGGACACCTTTTCTTCGGCGGCGTGTGCATCCGAGTCTGTGCTCAATGTATCTATAGCCAGATGGCCTGCACTCTCAATCCATCTGGCTCCGATTTTAGTTTGCACAGCCTGCTCTATAGTTTTTTTCCACGAGGCTTCAGCCTCTTGAGCGGAGTAAATTTTATTAGAAAGAAGAGTTACTTGCTCATCAATCGATGATGCTAGGTCTCCGGTGCTGTGATATTCTTTCCAATTTCCAACACTATAAATATTTTGCGCCACTCTGAAGCCAGCCCAAGGTGCACCAGGGTTTACTTTACTTACCATAACATCTTGTACATAAAACAGGCATTTTGCCGCTGAATTGTATTTAGTTATCATTTGTTGTTCAGATTGAAGTCTGTACCAGTTGTCGTTGTGACCAAAATTCGCTGGCATAGAGAGTATCAAAATGATTAAATCCCAAACAGCGGGCGTCCATCCTCCCTCGGGCTGGAGTGCAAATTTATAGAAAATTTCTATTGGTTTATTACCAGCAGTCTCTTTTAGGATATTCGAGAGCTGGCCCACAAGAGAGTCATTATCATGAGATACGTAAACACTCAGAAAAGAGCGCACAATAATCCTCGGAGGTCCGGGGTCAACCGATCTTGATAAACCCGAATATCGGGGTACACCGCCTGCTCAACGCTGTCCACAGATTGTCGGATTTCGGCGCAACCACGTCAGCCCGATCCGTCTCGGCCAAGGACCGCTTGCCACGTGCGCCGTGATAAGGCGGCGTTTTCCAGCGGGTGCAAGCCCCGCCCGGCGACCGCTCCAGCCGGAAGCAACCGGGGCAGGCATGGAGGCGACGAAATGTCTGAAGCCCCCGGATAGCGGTCA